ACGCATCCGCCTGGTCGTCATTGAGGCGGTTCCGCGAAACCACCACGTCCGAGACCTCTGAGGTAACATTCATGCGAATGCAGAACACGTCGTCGCCAGAATCCGCCGTCACCACGTTGTCGGTAATCGTGATTTTGCTGACGGCGCTTGTGGCGTTCGTGAAGTCGATTGAGCCCGAGAAGACCTGATTCTTGGCAACGATTGCTTCGGCTACGCGGGTCAGCTCGATGTTCCCACGGGTCAGCCGGTTGTTTATGATCGTCAAGTCCCGGTCGCTAGACCCAGCCCCGGTGATCTCGATGTTCCTGTTCGTACCGGCAAGCCAATTCTCGGCGACCGTAACGCCTTGGCTAGATGATACGGCCAGCTCGCCGTTGGAAAGAATGTTCCCCTGTACCGTGGCGTTCACCACGTCAGCCATTTGAATATCGCCAACAAACAGGGAGCAATCCTTCAGCCACACACGGTTAGTGGCGTTGGAATTGGCAAAGTTGAAGCCAGTGCTGTTGGTCTTGACGTTGTAGATGCGAATATCGAGGTAGTCGCCAGTACCAGTAAACCCGATCTCGTCAAGGCCAACGACCGAATTCATGCTCGTTTGCAGATCCGCGAGCATGATATTGGTCAGCGCCAACGGGGCCGTGAGGCCGTGGAAGTACATGAGGCCCTTGCCGGTAGAACCTGCGCGCAGTTGCAGTATTGTGTTGGGCGTACCGATGAACGCGGTGTTCGGCACGTTCCACGGCAAGCAGTGGGTTGCGTACAGTCCGGCGAGCGCAGCGTATTCCTCGAACTCGTAGGTTTCGCTGGGGAAGAACACGATGCCGCCGCCATCGACTCGCAACTCGTCCTCGATGGTCTTCCACACGGATGTATTGAACTGAGCAACAGCCTGCGTCTTGCCGGACCCAGGCACGCCGCCGTAGTGCTCGAAGTTCTTGGCCGTGTAGGCGTGGGTGCGAATGTCCCGGAGACACTCTTCCACGTCGCGGTCGGTTGCCGGCGTGATCTTGGAGAACGGGCTGCTTCCTGTGGCCCCCAAATAATGCGCGACCGGAGCATCCAGCACCGGCACGTGCTCGGAACTCACCGGATTGAGGGGCACCACTGCACCAGTCGAGCTGGTCCGGGTGGTGCCGGTTCCTGTACCAGCGCCAGCCGTTTCCCAGAGGATGTCCTCCTGGCCGAGCTGTTCTTTCGTAATGTCCGCCACTTCATCCACCTCCACCCAGTAGAGCTACGACCAGTACCCCTTCTTCGGCCAGCCGATACTGATGTTCCCAAGCCCCGGCACGCTCATGTCCGGGGAGAACGGCAGGAATGAGCGGGACGATACCCGGCTCGTCTTCTGCCCGAGCTTGTGCACGATCCACGGAAGCGGCGTGTGTGCTCGCTGCCGTCCCTTCTCGACTTCATCGTTGAACTTGTCGCGATAGAAGCTCGCCAGCAACTTGTTATGGTGCTCGTGCTCCTCCTCGTAGGTGTGCCAGAGTGCGTACCAGAGACCCGCCTTCTCATAGGCGTTCTTGATCGGCACCTCGGAGTCAGTGTTGTCCATCTCGGCGATCTTCCGCGTGCCCCAGACCGTGCACTGCTTCACCCGAGACTGGTTGAACTTACCCACCTCGCCGTACTCCGACGAGAACGGACCACCCAGATCAGAACCCTCCACCCGCACGACCACCCCGTACTCGGCGCTGTAGGTCGCATTCGTTCCGTCCTCGACCCAGCGCACCAGCGCGCCGTACTCGCCAGTCTGGTTGATTGACTGCGTAGAAGTGGCCGTGGGCTCCGGGTACACCCGGAACTCGTTGTGGGCCACCCCCTGCGTCGTCCAGTCGAACGGATGTGGCCCCGTGCGGGTCTCCCACTTCGCATCCAGGGCGACCAACTCCTGCACGGTTCGGGGACGCATCGTGTAGTCGTCGAATGCGATCCTCTGCACCCGCACGTTGATCTCCGGTAGATCGTAGGTGTGTGTGCCTGCGACCACCGGAACGTCCTGCCGATACCATTCGTCCTCGACCGTGCGGCGAAACTGCCGGCAGCCCTCGTTCATCAGATCGATCGCACGGTCACGGTCGAACTCGCGAGGGTTGTCCGGATTGTCGCCGACGATGAAAAAGAACCGTTGCAGCAGGTCGTCGAGCGTCATCACGGCGTTTCGTCCTCATCGAAGTCGTTCTGGATGCCCTGTGCCGCCTCGGCCAGCTCGGCCTGGAGCTGCGTCCGCAACTCTCCCTCGCGCTGCTGGCTCAAGTCCTGCACGCGCTTGTTCACCATCGCATCTCGAATGGTTCTTTTGATGGCACCGGGCAGTCGGTCGGTCCCGAAGAACGCCTCCAACTTCGGGCGCAGCGCATCGTTTGGGAACCGCAACGTGATCTCGAACATCTCTCCTCCTCAATCGTCCACGAGGTACAGATCGAAGCTGCCACTGATGAACGTGTTGCTTGTGTCTACATCTGCCCGCAGCCAAATGTCTGCCGGCCCCACCACTTCGAGGTACGGGTTGAAAGGGCGCGTCTTCGCTGTCGTGCCGGTCGAAACCAAGCCAATGTTTTCCTTCTGTTTCCTGACGCCTGTTCCGACGTTGATCGCGTCCTGCACCCACAACTGAATATCTACAGTCACGCCAGACGGCGACCCGCCGTTGATGGCGGAATGGAACTGGGTGATGTATGCCTTCGTGTTGATCGGCACCGTCCAGCAAGCGAAGTTGGTCTGGCTCTTTGTCGGAGAGATGATAAGCCTCGTGGCACCACCGCCCGACACGCGGATCGTCAGCGTCCCGACGTTGCTATTGGTGTTGCCGGCAGTCGCTACGAACGCCCGATACACGCGCCGCCACGTACCACTGATGGCCGCTGCAAGCGTGCCTGTAACCGTAACCGTCTGGCTCTGGTATGCGTAGGAGTTGTCGATTCCCTGCACTGTCACCGTGCGAGCCCCGGTGCCTGCCGCAACGTCGCTGCCGCTGTCGGAAATGATCTCCAGGCTCTCGGCGCTCGTGGGAAACGCGCAGTCCCCACCCTGCTCGATAACGTCCTCGTCGGTTCCCGAATCAATGTCCGCGTTGTACCCGTACTTCAGCACGTAGCTGTGGCCTGCGACGAGACCGCGAGAGACTGCGAGCGCGAAATCATAAGGATTCTGGTAGCTCATATGATGTACCACCCCGTCCCGTCCGTGTAGACCGTGCGCGAGTCGTAGTCCACGATAATGTCGTGTGTCGCTGCGCCATCAATCGTTTCAGCCCCATTCCCATCAATCGTGATCTTGTTTGTGCTCGCTGCCCCACCCTCGTCCTTCACTGTGTAGACGGTGCCGCTTGCCACTGTTGCTGCCGCCGGGAGCGTGATCGTCACGGTCCCGCCCGAGCTGTCAACGCCAATGATTTCGTCTGAAGTTGTTGCAGTGTAGCCGGCGCTTTTGGCTACGTAGGCTTTGCGGCGACCGCCGCGTGTCCGCAGTCTTCCGGAGCCCACGTCAACGGTTTCCGTAGGCGCACCAGCCAACGCCACGCCGAGCTGCGAATCCGCATACAAGATGCCGTCTACTTCCATCACGCCTCGCACGAGCGCCTGGCCGCTCGTGGTAAGGAAGTTGAGGTGCGTAGATACGACCGTCGAGGGGTCTTGGTTGTCTGCCGTGTCAACGATCAGGTTGCTGGACCCGACCATGACAGCACCATTGCTGCTTCGCAGCCCCACGCGACGGTTAGCCGCAACAAATGTTCCTGGGATGGCGAGAACTCCAACGGATCGCGCTGCTGTCGCTGCCGGTGTGTTCGAGACTTGGAGACCGATCGTACCACCAGTGTGTCCGATGCCAGAACGCGCCGACGCCTTGAAGGCCACGCAGTCTGCGGTGCCGTTGTTCAGCGCCAGGCCATAGACGCTCACCACGGGGGTCGTTGCAGCTCCAGTGCACTCCGACTTGAAATGATACCAGCCTTCGCTGGGCTGGTTCGGATGTGCGCTGGTCGCGACCGCGCTCCAGGGTTCGAGAAGGCCAACGGTCGAGATTTGTGTCGCTGCGTCACCAGTAAACCGCCAGCGCGCAAGCAGCGGGATGTCGAGCGAGAAGATCGTTGCGGTTGTCGTGTAGTTCGCCGCCACGTCTACGGGGAGCATCAGGTTGTTTCCGAGACCCGCGCCATTGTTGTAGTTGTAGTCATAGTCGAGCTGGAAGCCTCGATACACAGCCCCGGCGAGCGATGCGGTTGCGGCTATATTGTGCCGCAGGAAGTGCACTGGCACCGTGTCGTCGCTGTACGTCTGCAAGCGCCCGACACCTACAGATGGCACCACGTTGATCCCGGCGATCATGTTGACCGTATCGGTATCGATGAGTTGCGATACTCCAGCCGCGTCCCAGTTGGTGAAGTCACCGTAGTGGTTCATGTCGTGGGTTGCGCCACTGATGGTGGTAACGGTATTCACCCCATCGTCGAGGCTCAACAGCGGCCCAGCGGAGTAGTTGTTCCACACGGTCCCGCTGAAATAGCCGTCTTTCCACCGCTGCGCTGGCTCGCCGATGTTGTGGGTATTGTCGTTGCGCGGTGCCAACGTCCCGAGGAAGTACGCCCAGACCGGGGCGGCAGTGCCGCTTGCACCCACCTGGAGGTCCAGGGAGCCCGCGACACCATTGTTGAAGATGAGAGCGTCGGCCCCCCCGAAACTGTCGTATCGCATGACCGACTGCGTAGTCGTCGCGTTCTTGACTTCCCAGGCGTTCGCGGTCGCGTCTGGGACATTGAACCCCACCGTCATCGAGGTACTGCCGCTCTGCCCCACTTGGAACTGGTGCGTGTATGTCGGCACGGCCGGCATGTTGAAGCCGATGGTCTGTATCGTGGCGTTTGCCATGATGAACTGCGGGTTCGACGCGCTCTCGACACGGAACACCGGGTCTCCGCCGACGCCGCTCTCGTTGACTATCAGGCGGTCGTTGACCTTCACGTAATAGCCGCCGGGGGTGTCTGCCTTGAGGATCACGTTGCCGTCGCCAGCCTGGAGGGTCGCATCAGCCCCAACTCCGACCGTTGCGAGAGTGATCGGCCCAGCGTTCGCAAGGCCAGTCCAGCTCGTTGCTGCCTCCAGCCGCAAATAGCCGGGATCGCTTTCCAGGCGCAGCCCCTCGAACGGGGCTGGTCCCGTGTCGAACATGGCCCCCTGTGTGCCGTACTGCACGAACCGCTTGTTGGCGGTGCCATCCGTAAAAATGGTAACGACCGGATCGCAAGAGCCACCGTTGACGTTGAACCGCGTCGGGCAGTCCATGAAGTCCACGGCACCCACGAATGTCGTCGTGCCGCTAGAGAACCCGAGAGGCGAGTTCTTGTGCCAATACTGCGGAAACGGATCCCCGATTGATCGGTTCCCGAGCGCGGTGGGCGCGTCCCCAACCTCAAGAATCTGGTGACCATTCCATACAAACATCAGCCCAGCTCCAAGCGTGCAGGTGTCCGCAATCGGTTGCCGTAGACGGCGGTGCGGATGCCCTCGTGCCGATCGTTCGAGTAGTCCCGAACGTCTTCGAGCATCTCCCTGTAGTAACCGAGCTGCCGCAGCGCACGCCCCAAGCGTGGGCCATCGGCATCCTTGAGTAGCGCCCGGTGGTGTGCGTAGTGCACGAGCGCCTGGTGGTACTCCTCGGGAATGTCAGGCTCTTCGGAGTCCTGGCCGAATGCAACAGGCACGATCGCCTGCATCATGTTGATGGTGCCGGCGACGTTATAGGCCGGGTAGAGCAAGATATGCGTCAGCCCCCAGGAGGCGTACACCCAGGGGCGAGCACGTGTGCGGCGAATCCAGAGCCGGTCCACCGAATCGATCCAGTGCCACGTGGTCGGATCGATCGGCCAGTCGGCTGCCAGATCCTTCACCGCAAGTGGGAACAGCGTGTTCGCAGGCAAGGGGACGAAGTGCTGACCCGCGCCAACGGCAATGTTGACGGTCTCGACCACCACCCCGGTCTTCTCTGCGATGTCCACGTAGGCATCGTCGATGTAGAGGTTCAGTTCAGCGTCCGAGAACCTCCGCAGTGGAGCCGCTTCCTCCCGCAAGGACCAGAGAACGCGGTTCCGGATTTCGCCGCGATTCAATCACATGCACCTCACCATGACTCGGACCTCGGTTTCGAGGTTTTCGAGATACACGTCGTCCATCACGTAGGACTCGCCAGCACCCATCGTCGAGCATTCGATCGTGAAGTCTGCCGTCGAAGCACCCGCCTGACTGGTGAAGTCCACCGAATGCGTCCCCGTCGTCTGCGGCAGGTCTACTGCGACAGATGCGAAGTTGTTGGTGATCTGGAACGATGCCGGAGCGAAGCCACCGCCACCGACCGTGCCGGTGTAGGTGAACCGATACCGGGCGCTATCCGTCGCAACGACGGCGCGCTGGATCTCGGTCTGTCCGAGTGTACCGTCACCCGTTACGGCGTGCGCGAAGGTCGCCACGTTGAGGGCCACCGTGCATTCACCCGTCGTGGTCCAGCTCGCGGGGACCGCGAAGCCTGGATCCGTCAGCTCGTTCGTCGGCCGATTGTGCCGTTCGAGCGTGTGTCCGACCACGAGATGCTGGCGGGCATCGTCGTTTTCAACCGCTGTCAGTGTCATGTGGTCCATTGCGAAGTCACCGGCAAGCGCAACGCCAGCGGCACCGCCGCCCACGTCGATCACGAAGTTGCCGACCGTCGCGGCGGTCGTGAAGACGACTCGGTGCCACCCAAGCGTTGCTGGCAGCACGGTCTCCACAGACGCGAACGTGTTCGGGATCGTCATGGCGTTGGCTGGGTTGAGACCTGCCGTAACCGTTGTGACCTCGTAGTCCAGCGCATAAGTCGTGTTGGGTCTCACGCGCTCACGGAAATTCGCGATTGTCTGCGTGGCCCGCCCTGTCCCCGTAGCGGCGAAGACGTACTCCAGCTCGCCTGCTGGGGTAATCACCATCTCGGCAAGGATGACCCACTTGGTCTGGGTCGTGAATTCCGACTCCGAGAGGACATTGCCGCCGCCAACGAACGGCCTGCACCAGCCCGACTTGTCCGGATCGGGAATGATGGCCGTACCCGAATTGATGACTGCCGTGGGGAAGTAGACCTTCGCCACAGCGGTCCCATACGCAGTGACATTGATCGGAGGAAAGGCATGCGTCGGGAACGTCGATAGCGCACGCCCCGGTTGGTCCTCGTCCAAGATTCCAGCAATGACCGGATCCTGCACCGCCGCGTTCGCCCCAGCCTTGAAGAGCCGGTATCCAGTCAGGTCGAGATCGACCGTGTTGCCTGCACCAATCGCCAGGCGACGGTCAGCGAAACCCGGTGTGCTTGCATTGCAGTAAGCGATCAGCATACCAGCTTCGCCTGCTGCGGTGTCCGCCCACGAACCGTGCAGCGTCACCCGGTCCTTGTCCCCCTCCGCATGTGGATGCGTGTATTGCATTCTCAGTACCCCCGAATCAGCGCCCAGAGGGCACGTCCTGTCGTCATCTTGCCGATAGCGTTCGTTGATTTCCTGCTGCCGCATTTACACTCAGACACGAGCTTGCGCCTGCGATACGTTCGGAGCTGACTGCATCCAGAACAACGCAGGAATACCCATCGGGGCGGCACCTGGCCTGGGCCGACGCACTTGCGCCACACCCACCGTCCGAAATACCAGTCGATTGCAGCCCAAGGCCGCCGCCACGAGGGCGGCGACCCGAGCCACGTCTCTTCGAGTTGAGCGAGCTGCTCTTCTCGATCCATCCGGCCTCCTAGAGAAGACCCTTGATGAAAATGGGACCACGTGCACCGCCGGCGATGTTCTCGAAGGCAAAACCGACTTGCCTCGGTCCATCACCACCAACCGCACCAGCTTGGTCTGTCACCGAACCGTGGACCAATGCCCCGGCTTCGATGGTTGTGCCCGCAGTACACCCAGCCGCATCTGCGAGCGCCGCATCGTGGAACCCGTAGACTTGGATCTCGAACGTGAACCCCGGACGGGTCTGCGCGAGATTGGTTGCCACACCGTTTGCAGCCGGCAACGTCTCGACAAATCCAGCCGCTCGCACCGAGCCAGCCTCGACGGCCTGCACAACCCGCAAGCCCTGCGTGTTAAACGCGGGGAGGTTGCCAGCCGTGAAGTTGCCCGACTCGTCAGCGAGATGCCACAGGACGAGATTGCCCCGAACGTAGGTTCCTAGAGCCGGCACAGCAGCAGCCACGTCGTCCGGCTCCACGTTGATGAAGATTTGCTCCTTCGCGGAGTAATCGTGAGGCTTCTGGTAACGCAATGTACCTCCACCCCCTCACGCCACACAGGCCACAGCATCGACTCCGTGGTGGAGTCCCTGCTTGCGGCGCTGTTTGACTGTTTGCTGCCCCCGGAACAGGCTCTTGGCCCAGATAGAATCCTGCTCGTAGGGCTCGATGAAGTCGGTGCTCTTGAAGAACAGGTTCCGCGAGATCACAAGCTCGATCCAGCGGGTGTTCAGGAAGAACGCACCGGCCTGCGTAGCAGTTTGTGCGAGGGCCACCGTATCGGCTGCGGTGTCGCCGAAGTCGGGCATGTAGTCCGACCAGAACATCATCGCACCCTTGAACTTCATCGCCTCGAACCCGGCGCTGGTGATACCGTCGTCTCCGTAGTTGCCGTACCGCTGGTTCGCAGTGAGCCCAGCCTCGTAGCACTCGAAGTAGTTCTGGTCTGCCAGAATCAGGTCGGGGTGATCTTGGTTGGAGCCACGGGAGCATTCGTTGTAGAGATGGGCCATCTCTCGCCGGAATGCCAATGCCGTGTTCGTACCGACGGCCGAAAGCTGGATGCGGTTGCGCCACCAGTCCTCGGCACCTTCGTCGATGTTGTGAACCGAGTCTCCGGTGGTCCACTCCTTCTTGATTAGCCAGCCGAGCGGGAGTAGATCCTTCCCGCTGTTGCCTGCCACAAAGTTGAATGGAAGACCAGCCGGGGCCGGGTCCACGATTCCCTGGACGAGCTGCTGCTCGACCATTTGCTTCAAGGTCATCTCTGCGATGTCTACCTTGTCGCGCAAGAGTTCCCGCTTTGCAGCGAGACCCTGGTTCTGATCCATCTCTTCGCCCGAGATTCCCACCGTGCAGGCAAGCTGCGCCAAGTCCTCGATCGTGACCGTGATCGAATCCGTGGGGTTGACGCTGAGAATCTCGAACTTCGAGTAGGAACCGGCGTTCGCGTTCTCTGCCCAAATCACGGGCACCTTCACCCGAGCGCCGCCGTTCTGGAATCGAATCCCGCGCCCCGCTCCACGGTCTCGACCACGACCCCTGTTCATCATGTACCAGAGGTACGGGATGCCCAGGAATACGTTATCCGCCAAGTCCGGCGAATGGTCATCGAGAGTCGTGGAGAACAGCGCGGAATAGATCCGCAGTTCCGAAGTCGAAGCCATTCCTCACCTCTCCTATGAAACGCGAGGCCCCGTCAGTAGCGCCTGCCCCTGGCGAGTTCCTCGTTGATCTTGTCCACATTGCGATCGAAGTGGTCTTCGAGCGATTTGCCCTTGCGGACTTCCGGTTCCGTGCGCGAACTGGTGCTCTTGCGAGTCGCCGAAGGCGGATTGGAGTTGCGCTTACCGCGCTTCGTCTTCTCCTCCTTCAGCGTGTTCAGTTCTTGCTCGTTCCGGTAGAGACGCACCACGTTCACGAGGCTCTTGCGGTCGTTGAAGCTGAGACCGTTCTTTTCCACCCAATCGGCGATGGCCTTTTCCTCGCTATCGTCGATTTCGAGCTTCTCTTTCACGGTCTCTACGTCTTGCCGCTGCTGCCATTTCGTGATGTAGTCCTTCAGTCCCTTGACCTCTTTATCGAGTCGCATGTTCTCGGCGATCAGGAGCTTCCCCACTCGGTTCAGCGGCTCGCGGATGCCGTCATAGGCTTCGTCGAGTTCACCGATGTCGAAGTCGATCTCGTTCAGATCGATGTCCTCGTCCTCGGTCTTCTCCGACGATTGCTTCTGTGCACGAAGCTCCGCGTTCTCCGCCTCCAGGCGTGCCAGGCGCATCTGGAGGGTTACTTCCTCCTTCACCTGCTCGCGCACTGCCGTTGTGGACTCCGTATCGGCCTTGGACGCATCCGTTTCATCCGACTCCTCAGAGACGGTGGACTTGTCGTCCTCGGTCTGCTCCCCCGCAACGTTGTCTTCGTCGATGAGCTTCTTCTCGACCAGCGCGAGCTGCTCTTCGAGGCTCATCTCGGAATCATCGTCCTTCAGCTCACTGACGAGCGATGACCGTTTGAAGTCGCTGGGGGTCGAGACCGTATCAGCCTTTTGATCTGCCACGTCGTCTACCACCCTTCACGCCAGGCCCCTGCCTGGCGGTGTCGTTCCCCCGGCCTACTTCATCCGGGAAGGAACATTCTTGATCGGCAACTTGGTGGGCTTGTTTGGCCCACCTGCACCGCTCGGGTACGCCTTGCTCATCACTCACCTCCCGCTACCCATGTGGAAGGTCTTACGCCTTGCCTCACGTGCTTTGATCCGAGAGTTCTCGGTCGGTCCCCTATCGTGTAGGTTCTGCTCACGCATGAGCTGTCGCCTATGTCTTTGTGACCGGACTTCCACCGGCTCGTGGCCGAGGTTCTCGTCTATGTAGGGGAAGATCCCCTTCTCACGACTCCACTCGGCAATACCTTGCTCGCTATAGATCCGCCCTGCGCGCTTGCCGCATGCAGTGCACGTCGGGTACTGCTCTTCGCCGTGCATTTCCGATGCCGGCATCCGCAGCGTGCACTCCCAGGTGACGACCTTATCGGGCGTCTCGCGCCGATCCGGACATTCCGGGTTGTTGCATCGGAAGTCGTAGATCATCCATTGCCCTCCGACGTGCGCGCAGTCCGGCCGTTGCTACGGCCCTCGGCGAATCGGTTGCCTTCCGGACCCTGCCCGGTCTGCTTCGGCCCGCCCTGCGAGCCCGGTCCCGGCCCTTCCTGCTGGCCGACCAGCATGGCCGCAACCTGCTGGAACTCGACCACCATCTGTGGGTCGTTGAACCTGTGGGCGGTGAAGAACCGCTTGCTGAACGTCGGAGCCAGGAACGCCGCAGGCCCGAGGAGGGAGACGATGTTCCCAAGCTCCTGACGTTCGGCGGCGAGGTCATGCGGTTCCAGTTCGGTCAGGTCGATGCGTGTCTTGAAATCGCCCTGGATCTGAAGGCGCGAGAGCCGCCCCTCGAACGCCGTTCCGCGAGGTCCAGTGATGTTCACCTGCATGCGCTCGTCCATGTTGTACTGCATGGAGTCGAGCGTGATCTTGGCGTGCCGTTCCAGGCATCGGGCGACCGTGGCCCGTTTATCATTGTCCCTGGCAGTACCACTGCGTTCGATGATGGCGGCTTGCGTTGCCGTGTCGCTGTCGGCAATGCCCCGCGCCTCCGGGGAGTTCCCCAGGATCTCGCTCATGTCGTCGATGAACCGAGCCATCATGCGATAGATTGCCGGGTCCAATGGCGCGTCTTCGAGTGCTCCAATGTCTGTTCTGTTGCCCTTGCGGAATTCGACTACAACGCCATCGTCGGGATCGGCGAGCTTCGCCTTCTCGCTCTCATCGAGCATCCCGAACCGGGAGATGTATTTGCGCTTGAAGCGCCGGAAGTGGGTGAGCAACCCACTCCACATCTCGTTGTAGCCGAGCGCCAGCGGGCGGGCCGCCTCGATCTCGGTAATCGGCCAATACTCTCCGGGCACCTCATGGATCTTGCAGTCGCTATACGGCGAGGTCTCGATGTACGGTGGAAACGGCATCTTGCCTACAAGTTTGTCGAATCCATCGACGATGTACCGGATCTCGCGCTTCTTCAAATCCCAGATTTGGGTGCCCCAGATCCGCGAGAGGTGTCGATCGTTGGGTGTGAGTGTGAGCGGCTCCGCCGGATTGAAGGCCGCATTACTGCCTTCCAGCCGTGCCCGCGTGTTGCGCGAGAGGCCGTCCCGGTCTACGAAGCGCAGAGCGTTGGTGATCTCCTTCTTGTGCTCGAAGAACTCCACCGCCTCGAACTCTTCGAGGGTCCAGCTCATACGCTCGCCGATCTTCTGGTGCTCCTGAAGGTCGTTCGCGCCCTCCGGATCGATCCGCATGTCCAAAAAGTGCACCCAGTCGGTTCGGAAGTAGTCGGCCGGATTGCGGTTGTCTACGACGAACTTGGTGCGTCCGCGTCGGATGGGTGTACCGTCTGCGCGGAGCTTCGGAGTCCCGCCGACGAACTCGATGCGCTCTTCGCCCGTGAGCGGGTCCACCTCGTAGGCAACCTCGCCGAGCTGCTCGGGCTTGTCCTTCTCGGGGTCGATGCCCAGGTCCGGCACGTAGGTATGCTTCAGGAACCCGACTCCGAAGTGCGCCATCAACAACGTCAGGCGCGCATGCAGGAGGAAGTTGTTCTTTGGTGCCTGGAGCACGTAGTTGAGTGCGTGTTCTGCCGCCTCGCGCTGTTCATCGTCTCCGAGCCCAGACGCTCGACGGGCGTGCAGGTTGAACCACGGGATCTGCCACATGATCTGCGCGTTCTGGCTCGCCAGGACCGCCAGGATGCGGTTGACGACGATGCGCTTTTCGGTGGGATCACCGTAGTCCCAGTCGTCGATCTCCCAGTCCCAGGTGAAACCGGGGTTCTGCTTGCCGACATAGAAGTCGATGTTCCGCTGGAAGGTCTTAAAGTAGTTCTCGGACTGCGCCTCTGCCATCCGCACGAAGGTCTCGTCGAGTCGCACGTCGTTCTGCCGACGCCGCCCTTTCCGCGTGTCCTTCAGACGTGCATTTGCAAGGCCGGCCCTACCCGACCCTGGTGGTATGCTTGCCCTTGTCTTCTTCTTTCGCGCCGCCATGTTTCACCGCCGCCCAGAACTTCTGTTCCTCTTCCTCACACTGGCGTTTGAACTTCCTGGCGCTATCGAGCGTCATGTTGTCCATCGTCGCCGCGAATTTCTCGTAGTGCGGCATGCAGTCGAAGCACAGATCGAGGACCACTGCCGAGGTGTCGCTCAACCGGACCTTCCCGAAGTTGGGTTCCACCAGCTCCTTCAGGTCGCCTCGGTGGTAGCACCCATCGCAGAAGGTTCGCTTCATTTCTGCTCCCGCACGATCCGTGGTCGAATGGGCTTCTCGCAATGAGCGCACATCAACTGCACGGGGATCAGGTCTGCGCGAACGTGTTTCTCGAACAGGCAGCGTCCGCACTTGTAGATCGCAGTCGGCTTGAATCGGCCCTGCTCTTCCGACAGCAGCTTCTCAACCTTCTTGGTCGTCTTGCTTCTCATGCCAGTACGTACTTCCCTCGTTGCTGCTTCTTCTCGATCTGCTCGGCCCACCAGCCCCAGGTTCCTGGCATCGAGACGATTGCGTCAGGCGTCTCGAACCCCCGAGACAGGAGGATGTACTTGTTCGCATCGAAGGCATCGATCCCCTTCTGCACGATGGCTTCGGGGTCGTCCATGTTGGCGATGGCGTGCGCGGTCGTATGCTGCTTCTTCCGCAGATTCCGGTAGCACTTGAGCGTCTCGACGCAGTGGTCGAAGATTTGGAACTTTGGCGAGTCCTTCTTTTGCCAGAGGTATCCGTCGAGCAGAGCAACATAGGCCATGTCTACGCCCGGCTCGTTGCGCCCCTTCTCGATGTAGATGCCCTCGTCCTCGAACATCTCGCCAATGGATTTGAGTCGCTCTTCGTCCTGTCCCTGAGTGCGCCGCCAGATCGATGGATCTCCAACAATGCCCCGTATCCGTTCCCAGTAGGGCTTGGCTTTGATGGCCTTCGCCTGCTGGGGGACCGTGAGGCCCGTCATTACGATTTCGTCGATCTGGACGCATTCGTCGATGGACTTGAATGCGATGGGAGTGAAGGCCATTGGGTTCGCAGTGCCGTAGTCGTAGCCCGCGTAGAGCGGCCACTCCTCGGGCACGTTGAACTTGGGCACGGCGACATGCGCCTGACGTTCGAGCCAATCGGGGTACACCTTGCGACCGCCGAAGATTTGGAAATTGATTTCCATTTCCTGCTGCCACTTGGAGCCCGCTTGCCCGCCTGGATAGCCCTTGACCTGCGACTGGAACCATCGCATTCCCTTCTCGGTGTCTGGGTCTTTGACCTCATCCGCCGAGTAGTGCAACCGCATGACGCGCACGCCATCGCGGGTGGTGTAGTATTCGATGCCTTTCGACACTTCTCCTACTTCTTCTTTGCGCCGCCGGGCTTCGCCTCGGGGGACGCTGTTTCGGGGAAGTCCACGTCCCCAGCTTCTTCGATGGCGATGAGGAACTGCTCCACCGAGGAGATGTTCTGCGCGCATCGGTTGGCGTCGAACACGGTCATCCCTCCCCCAAGACCTGCCGAATTCGACTTCAGCAGCTCGTAGGAGAGCATTTGCCACATCTGAGCCACTGCCACGGCGTCCGTGTTCAGCGGCTTGCCGTCCACGCTGATGAGTTCCGGGGGAACCTGCGTGGTCATAAACGTCATCGGATGGACGGCAGGGAGATCCGGCATCGGCCTGCCTGCAAGGCCAGCCAGCCGGTCTCGTGCGTTCTGGATGTAGGCGCGTTGACGCCCCATCGCGTGTTGGTCGAGGCCCATCGTTGTGCCTGCCGACTGTTCACGGGCGGTTGTGACACACACCTCGTAGCTGAAGTCGGCGAGGCTGCCGAGTTCGGTGTTCTTGTACTCGAAGTCACCGAACAGATCCTCGAACGCCATTGGTTACCACCTCTCGTTGCAAGTTGCTAACGAGTGACGGATCCGCTCGTCACGTACTTCCACGGCAGCCGCCGTAGAGCTTTCTGCACCTGATGCAGAAATACGTTGATGGCCGTATTCACGAGGGCCACCTTGAAGGGCTCGAACACCGACAACAATCCGGCGACGGCGTAGCCAATCGGTTTGATGGCAGCGTCGGAGCTGCCCGGTAGGTATCCCGCGCCATCCAAGAGCGCGCCGATGTACTGCCAAACGAGGATGACGAATGGGATCGCCTGGTTGTTGATCCACTTCACTCGCTTGGCGATGATGCCGATGAGGGCACCAATCGTGATGAGAATTGCCATTGTTTCGGGGGTCACGTTGATCCTCCTATTCCTGATACAGTCCGATGCCCCACACTTTGCCGAGGATCCGAAGCGGCGTTGTGATCGCTCCCGCCCACTGGGGATCCCACATAAGGCTGACCATTATTTCGTCGTATGCCATGACGCTCGGCAGCCCTTCCCAGGCCCCGAACATCGTGTTCCCCGAGACGCTCGGGTAACCGAGCCAAATCATCGAAGAGATAACATCGAGCGGGTTGACGTTCGCCACCGCACCCGAGCGCCAGCCCCAACTTGCCCACTGGTCACGTCCGTTCCGGGGAGCGCCAGCCAGGTTGCCGTCTGCGTCTGCTCGTATTCCCGCGAGAGAGACCTCGGCTGGCGTTTGCCAACAAATCTGGTGTTGGGCGTAGAGGGCATTCAAATGCTGGGCGGCGGGTGCGGCGTTCCAGGGGCTATTCAGCAGCGCGTTACCTTCGTGCATGCTTCCCACTGGGACCGGAACCGCCACGGTCGTTACCGGCGGAGTTGCAGTCCAATTCACTGCAACAGTGCCCTGCACGGGGCGCGTTACCGAATAGAGCCCGAACTTCTCGTAATTCTGCACGTTGATGCGGTCGAGGTATGTGGGGTTGTAGTAGTTGGCCGCACTCGTTGTATCCACCACGTCGTTTGGTGGATCATCCACGTCGAGCGGGATGTTGTGCAGATTCCCGCTCGTGCCGAGCGTAATGTCGTTGGTCCCATCGCTGGACCACAGCAGGAATTGCTCTTTTCGCCAGCCCATCACTGACCTCGCTCTTGGTAGTACCCGATGCCGTAGACCCTGCCGAGAATGCGAAGCGGCGTTGAGATGACTCCTCCCCACTGCGGCACCCACATGAGGCTCACCATGAGTTCGTCGTATGCCATGACGCTCGGCAGCCCTTCCCATGCTCCAGTCCACGGGCTTCCGGCTGCCGCCATAGACGGATAGCCGAGGAAGATCATCGAAGAGGCAATATCGAGCGGATTGACGGACAGTCCCGCCTGACGCCAACCCCAGTACGTCCATTGCCCAGTAACGCTTCCGTCTGCATTGCCCCGCGTGCCAGTCAGTGATGCTGTGGGGGCGTGGAATGTGATGCGGTGCTCGTTGTAAACGGCTGATGCGTGCTGGGCTGCGGGCGCGATGTCCCAGGGGCTATTCAGCAGCGCGTTGCCCTCGTGGGCGCTGCCGACCGGCACCGGGACCGAAACGACTGTCGCGGCCGGGTTGGCGGAGAACCCAACAGAGTCAGTGCCCTGCACGGGGCGCGTTACCGAGTAGAGCGCGAATTTCTCGTAGTGCGTCACGTCGATCCGGTCGAGTGACGCGGGGTTGTAGTAGTTCAGGCTCCCGATGTCCGCCACGTCGTTTGGGGGATTGTCTTTGTCGAGCGGGACGTTGTGGCACTGGTTCGTAGTGCCGAGTGTGATGTCGTTGGTGCCGTCACTCGACCAGAGCAAGAACTGGTCTTTTCTCCAGCCCATCAGGCCGCCTCCTTATCGTCCTCTTCCACGAGGGTTGCGTAGTAGCTACCGGCTGCGGCGGTCGTGATGAGAATGATGCGGCCACCGGAGTCGGGGTCATCCGGGTAGCCCTTCGCCATCGGAAGAGCTGCTTTGTATGCGTCCTCGAACTCGGGTTGGAAGGCAGCCTCGTCGCAGATCACCAGCGAGGCGGTGTAGGAACGGAACATATCGGCACCCTGCGGGATCCCAGCGATCACCGATCCGTTGGGATACCACAGCTCACCTCGGGTCGGGGTCAGCTCGGTAGCGCGCATGAACAGCGGCATCGCCCTCTCGATGAACGCGCAACGGGCATGCAGCCACGAGTTGCGGTACACGAGGTTCCATGCGTCTTCTGCCTTCTTGGATTGGATCATCACCCGCGATTGCGGGTGGAAGCGGGCTTCCCAGGTTGCATACGCGCAGCAGAGCCAGGTCAACATCAACTGCCGCGACTTGGAAATCGCGGCTACGTCTCCTGATTCTTTGCCGTGGATGTGTTGGAGTGCTGCTCGGAGGTACTTCTTGTCGGTAGGGAAGGGTTTTCGGGGGAACTTGCGGGATCGCTCATCGAATGTCCGAACGAAACCGCCGAAGATGTAGTATTCGGGATCCTTCGTGCACTTCTCGATGACCTTCTGGACCTTCGAGGTCGCACAACGGCGATTCATCCCGAGTTGCCGGAGCAGCTCGCGATCGAACGCTTCGAGATCCTTGAGCTGGGCTTGCGACCGCAGGACGCGCTCGCTCGTCAACCGCTCGGGCATTCCACACCACCCCACCACACTTCACAACCCATGAAGAGCGTGGGCGATATGGCGCAGAAATGTCAAGTTGCCCGAAAACAGAACGGCTCCGGGTGTGTGAGCCGGAGCCGTCCCAAGGGGAACCAACGCACGTGGTACGAAGGTGTTTCAACGGGGGAACTGTACCAGTCAGAGCCGGTTACTTCAACCCCCAACGTGCTCGATAACCACGGTTGTCGTAGTGGATGTGGCTGCGGTAGTACCCGAGACCGCCCTCACCCATGCGCGTGGGTCTGCCGATGCCGTAGCGCATCGTGGGCTCGCTCATCAGCTCGTCGGCAACCTTGTAAACCCGCTTCATGGATACACCTGGCACCTTGAAGTCCACCGCCATGATGCGCTTCGAGATCCATTTGGTGAGATGTCTGGAGTTTCGTGCTGAATCGGGGATGTAGCGGACGAGCCAGGTGGGCCGGAGACAGTCGGTGATGATGATAGGCTTGCGGAGCTTCTCGCGGAGCACCTCCAGACTATTCGCCAGTGCCGTCGCCGCGTCTACATCCTGACACACAACCGGGAACCGATCGTGCTTACAGACCCGCTTGGGCCAATACACCCGAAAGTCGCTCAACCAGAAGTGATCCGAGACTTTCACGTCTGGGACATCCTGGCCGTCGATCCTCACTACCCGTGTCTCCATCGCCACAACCCCTCCCGAGTGTGTCATTCTGTGCACGCCGAGGGGGATGCGCCCTCGTACCGCAGGCTCTCACGGCGGATCTGTGCGTGGAGCCGTTGGCCGGTCGGGCGCACCCGCCTCAGTCCTCTTCAACCTCCACGTCGTCGCCTTGCTGCCCCGCGAGGAGCAGGGCCACCTCCAGGCGTTCGGTCGCGTTCCGGTGGAACCCCAGCGAGATGGACTGCGCGACAACCTGCACCGCCTTGCGGAACTTGTCGCCGTCCTTCCACCGGGACGTGGTAAGCACCCCATCGAGCTGGATCATCATGCCCTTGCGGAGATGCCGTCCGCAGTGTTCGGCGAGCGGCCCGTAGACCACGACCTTGTGCCAGTCGGCCTTCTTCGGGTCGTATGGTGATCGCACCCGCAGGTCGAGGATTGCCATTGCGCGTCTTCGTCCCTGTGCAGGGAACATCCTCGGGTCACTATCCAGAAATCCCGACAGCCGCACGCTGTTCATGCCCCACCCCGCAACCGCCCTGTGGTACAGTGGGTGTAGACCATTTTTCGTTCGGTGGCAAGGGGGAACCGATGGAAGACGGCAAGATTGCAACTCGCTATATGGGCCTGTGCCACTACTGCGGGCTCGGGATCACGGTGCAGGAGATGTATCACAACGTCGGGCACGACAAGGTACACCAGAAGTGTTTGGAGGAACGCTTTGAGCGACGACAGGGTAACGCCGATTATCGAGGATCTGGCAAGCGTAACGACCCAGATCCAACTTCGTGACCGACTCATTCGGTTGCTCGCGCACACGTCGCAGTGGATGCTAATGGACGGCTACGGGCACCGCGCAGTGATCCAAGACCATGACGTGACGAATATCGATCGGCTCCTACTGGATGCCGAGCAGGTTGGCTGGGACGGGAGGGATGAGGAGTGGTGGAAGACACACGAGTCATTGCGGTGGACGAGTATAGCGTCCGAGAAGTCCGAATCTCCGAAGAGGACTATCACCGGCGGTTCTTGATCGCGGAAGGCAAGCTCGCCGGAGCGGTGGATACGGCGAAGCTCCACAGGTGGCTGCGTGAGCAGGGGATCAACCCGCACCAGGGCTACGGCACTGGCCGCGAGCACTCAAGCGAACACATCATCTTCTTCCAGACCTATTGGAAACGCGAGGTGCCCGATGGAATATAGGCATTACGATCGACTGCTCTTCGCATACGGGTGGGAGGAGAGGATCAACGATCAGATCATGCAGCTCAACGCCGAGGGCTTCGAGCTGATTTCGGCCGACGTGAACTCGCTCGGCAATGTCCTCGTACACATGAGTCGGAGCGAGGCAATGCCCGAGGCAAAGGAGCCCGATGTTGAAGGATAAGAGGGAGGGGATCATCGACTTCCCCGAAAAGGACGCGGAAGCGGAGTTGAAGAAGGCCAAGAAGTATGCAGCGGGGCTTTTGGTGGACGCAGAGCACTTCGCGCTCGTCACCAAAGGCCCTGACGATGAGGTCGTGTCCTACATCTTCGCCAAGGGGGGCAGGGTGGTGGTCGAGATGCACGAGCACATAACCAACGCCTGCATGGAGATGGTCCAGCATCACATCAAAGAGCCGGGGTCGGTGCCGAACCACTCCCAGGAGCCGAATTGAGGTGCCATGTTACGTTCCCCTAGAGAGTGGGTTCGCTACAGGAACGAGGGGCAGTCCTTTGCTCGCTATCACTGCCTCGATCCGTCGTACCCCAGTCGCCAGCTTTGCCACCACCGCCACTGGGGGAATCTCCGTCCGGAGCGATGGACAGAGCCCGGCGATCCACCAGTTGACCAGTGCTGCGCTACATGCCTGAAGATGCTCGGGGAGTTCGTATCCCCAGCAAAGAAGGCGAGGATTCTCCGCGATCTTCAGTTTGTGTGTAGCCACCCGGAGCGGACCCGTAGGTGGGTGTATTGGACGGAGATGCTCTTCGAGGGTAGCCCCCACAAGGCTGCCTTCCGATACAAGCGGGTGCCCTGATGATCCGCTGCACGCCCGAGTATTTCGTCGGCGTGATCCTGGGCTTGGTGCTGGGGTTCATCATCGGCTCGTTCCTGGCGTGGGGCTACTACATGCGGGCGCGCAATCTGATGCGGATAGCCCAGCGAATGAGGGAGGAGATCGATGAGCGAGGAGACGAGGAATCTGGCTGCTGATGCACGTGAACGGCTTACTGCGACGGAGCCCAGTGATGCTATGGCGCTGGGACCGGAGGTGACGCCACCCGGCAAAGAGGCTCCCGCTACTCGAAGGGGCTCCGCTTCGGAGCCCCGGTTGAAGCTCGTGACCGACTGCGACGAACGGGGCTGGCTCAAGTACAGCTTCACGGTACACGCGAAGCACATGGCATCTACGGTCCCCTCGGGTGGGCGCAACGGCATCGAGGCGGTGCTATTGGCACTGATGAAAGTCAACGACAAGGACATCAAGGATGGCTGATGGATTGGACCGCGCAGTACAGCGGGTCATACGCGGCGACATCTTTTTCACCGAAGAGGGCTTTACGGTTGGGCGGTTCAAGCCGTGTCCCGTGTGCGGCATGCTTATGTTCTCCTCCGGAGCCGAGCACATTTGCAACGAGCCGCCCAACTACACCGGGATTGGCGTCATCAAGGACAGCGAGAAGAAGAGCAACTTCTCGCTACTGGAGCAGACGCTACGTGCGTGGATGCGGGTCATGGACAAGGCGTACAAGCGCGACATCGAGCGCAAGATATTCGGCAACCAGTGTCCGCAGTGCGGCAAGGCGACCAGTGAGCTGTGTCCTGGGTGCGGGCGCTGCGCGGGGTGCTGCGGATGATGAGCGTCCGGCCTGATGCGCTGTGGCATGAAATCTACGAGGGTCGCCTTTACGTCCCTTGGTGGAAAACGATTCTGCCAAGGCTGTTCGGATTCAAGGTGGTGCATTTCTCTGGCGATTACATGGTGACGGTATACTCGTGGCGCGGGAAGCTGTACTGCATGAAGGTGGAGAAGGTGCTATGAAGAGACGTGACTTCCTAAAGCTCCTCGGAATCAGTGGTGGCGCAGCAGTCGCGGCGACCATCCCAGCATCAAAGGCCGAAGGTGACGCACCGCCGGACCCGAGAATGCGGTTCATGCTGACTGGCGGGGTGGCGTGCGTGAACTTCAACGACTGCATCATTGGGCGACCGCTGGACGAGACTACGTGGTACGAGACGCGGGCGCAGGCGGAGATGGGTTGGCTGGCGACGGTTCGATCGGAGAGCTGGACCACGAAGCCGAAGCTGTACGAGTGGCGCAATGCGCGCTGGGAAGACTTGGAGATGGGAAAATGACCGACAAGAACTACACCGACATCACGCTCGTGAACACCTATCTCGAAGAGGAGCGCGAGGAAGCGGCCAAATGAGACGCATCCTCTTCACCGGCAGCCGCAAGCAACGGATGCCTGACCGTGAGAAGGCGATCGTCTATGGGGTGCTGACGACGCTCGGGACCGACTGGATCGCCATTACCGGCGGAGCCACGGGAGTCGATGACTGTGTGTACTCGTGGTGCCACGGGCACGGCATCCACGTGGCGGTGGTGAAGGCGTTGTGGTGGAAGCACGGCCGGGCTGCGGGTCCACGTCGCAACGCCGTCATGTTGGACCTTCGCCCAGACGAGGTGATTGCGTTCCCGAGGAAGGACTCGAAGGGGACGCTCGACATGATCCGCAAGGCCAAGGCGAAGGGTGTGCCCGTGCGGGTCTATCCACTGGACCAGACAACGATTCCTGACGCCGAGGGGCCGAACGCCTGCTCGGGAACCGAACACCACGACCCCAACTGCGGGGGCACATGCGGGGTGCTGGAATGACTGGAGACGCCATGAAACATATCCCCAACTGCGTCCACTGCGGCCAGCAGCTCGGCGCAAACGCGAACGCGCAGGAGGTCCACGAGTCCTTCTGGCGTCACAAGAACCCACGCGACTGCATCGACTTCTTCCGCCAGCGGCTCAACATGCTGGAGAACTTTGAGGAGGAGGACGACTGCTGGGGTTCGAGGATGACAGAGCGGGTAGATGGCATCGAGAACCGCCTGTCGATACTCGAAACCATGTTCGGCGCTCACCACGTCCACCCCCCGGCTCCACCGGCTCCAGTGGACCCACGAGATCGAGGGAGTGAGTGATGGGGTACTTCTCCAACGCCTGCGAGGGATCCGAGTACGAGGAGCGGTGGTGCCGGAGGTGCAAGCACGGAGAGACCTACGAAGGCCAGAGTTGCCCGGTGCTACAGCTCCACTTCGTCTGGAACTACGCGCAGTTCGACCGCCGGGGCCTGGAAGCTCGCCCAGGAACCAAGGCGGCGCAGATCCGCGAGGGACTGTCCATCTTCATCCCGCGCAGCGACGATGGACTCGACAATGAGCAGTGCAAGATGTTCCTACCCACGGATGAGGGGTGATACGAATGAACGAAGGAAACGAACCCCTCCACTGGGGCGACCAAGAGGTGCCGAACTGCACCAACTGCCAGGGACCGATCGATCTCACGGATCCGGACTGCTCTCGCAGCGTCCGTACACCCGTGGGGACCATGTTCTACCATGCACGTCTGGAATACTGTATCGGCGCGCTCCGGGACGAGACGAAGCTCCTACGTGCTCAACTGAAGAACACGGTTGAGAAGGTGGCCGAGCTTGCGCGAAAGGCGGATCGACAACCATGAGTGACTTCTCTGGACTGATTGGCAAGAACCTGTGGGTTGCCTCCATCAACAAAACCACGCTGAATGCCGGCAAGCCGTACCTGCGTGGAACAGTCGGCGGAGCCTACGTGGAGAAGGTTCCAGATCCAGACTTCGAGGGTGACAGGGGCGTCTGGCTCGTCACCATCGACTGTGATGGCGCGGTCGAGGAGTTCTCTCTCTCTGGCCTGTTGTACACGCACGAGGTATGGCTGCTCGATACGACCGAGGCACCTGTCGTCAAGCAGGGCACATGAGTGAGCCCATGACACTGAAGCAATGGCTCGTAGTCGGTCCGATCATCTTCTTCGGCAGCGCCGTAGTCGGCTTCATCGTCGCCTTCGTCGCCGGGCGGATCCGCCGATGAAACGAACCATCGACCTCACCCGAGCTGCCACCCAAGGCAACCCGAAGGTCACAGGCTATGCCGTCAAATTGGGGAAATGCACCCACTGCCGCCATCGACTCGAAGCGCATGATGGCCTCGGATGCACCTTCGACAAGTGCCACTGCATGGCCTACATAGACCGATCGCCCGAAGCAGCAGCCTCCGCCAGAATCCGTATCCTTCGAGCTGCCAAGATGTTAGGTCAAAAGAGGTGACCTAGATCGCCACCATCCGTTCCGCTACATCAGGCGTAGCGCCCGCTACATCAGGCGTAGCACTGCTACATTTCCCGTAGCAACTTGTCTCCTTTTTGTAACTTCTCGCCCCGCGTGCCTCCCAAAGACACCACGAATCCGCCTAACTCACTCTCCCATAAGCACGTACCTGCCCTTGACAGAGTGTGCTACCCTTTTCTCCTATACTCCCCTCCGGAAGCAACCCACGAAGCTCCTCCGATCTCTTAATCAGAGGCTCCGTTGCTTCCAACACCAACCGCACCATTTCTGCTCCACTTTCCCAGAATTGTGAAGGCAAGCTGTCCTGCCCTGGGCCGCGCAGAGGCGGCGGTCAGCGCGACCGCCTGCGGCGCTCCCGCCTCCCGCACCGCTCGGCGTCGTCCCACCCTGGCGACCACGAGCGCAGCAGCGGCGACCGGATGCAGCCTTCTTCACTCGTGCTTGCATGGCAACGAGCGGAATGGACCTCGATCCCTGGAGTGCAATGCAGCGGCCGGATCATGGATGCACGAGTTACGACTCCTGGCGAGACTTGCACCGCAACCGGGTAGAGTTTGGAAGATACGTTGCCTGGATCCGCCCACGTTCGTACGTGTTGAATCCCTGCGAACGTCCGAGTGCAGGAACGTAGTTCGAGCTTGGATCCACCCCGAAGAATGTCACCGATGAGCAGACACGAAGAAGGCCCCCGGAGCACCCAACCCCGAAGGCCATTGCAGACCGAACCGATGCGGCAGCGAGACTAGCGCGGCCGCACCATCACCATTTCCTCGATCATGTCCCGTGCAGTTTCCTTCTCAATGTCACGCTCTCCCAGGAATGAACGGAACGCACGCCGCACACCGACCGGCTGATCCTTTGCCTTGACTGGAGCAATATGATCCTCGAACCGAGTCACCCCTTGCAGCAACCCGTAGGCGCTGATCCCACTGCCGCCCAGCGCATGGTTTCCGAGGTCGTTCACGTCCTGCAACACCTGCAAGAACGACTCGCGCTGATTCTCGCGGATGCTTTGTGTGCGCTTCGTTGCGTCCTTGGGGATCGAGATGTAACGATCGACGAACGCATCCACTTCCGAGCGACTCACGACCTTCGACGCCAGTTGCGCGAGCATTTGTTGCTCGGAGAGTGCACGCGCCCGACCGTCCGTGATCCAGGCTACCGCATCTCGCACGCGATCCTTTGCCGACACCGTATGCTTGATCGACTGCCACGCCCGCTCTACCCGCGCCCGTGCGTTGCCCTCGTCGGACGCATGCGACCGCTCGAATGCTTTGCCCGTGTTCTTGCAGATCACGCGGAAGTTATCGAACGCGCCCAGAATCCCCCGCGTCCCATCATGGCCCGCCAGAAGATTGAACAGTGTACGCATGGGAGAATGATCGCCGGGAACATGCCACTCGTCGGCAACCTGACAGCAGTGGAAGAAGGAACGCCCGCCGTCAAACGTCCCCAGCGATTCCGGCTTGCCACCCGCACGCGCTAGGTTGAGCACCCACTCTGCGAACAGGAACCGACCCGAGACGGGTTGATAGCCTGACGTTACCGTCCCGAGGTACCTACCAGATGGCGAGACCGTTGCAACGTGCGTCTCGATCGGCTCGCCCCGCACAATCCACTGGCCGTTGTCGTTCTTCTCCACGATCGCAATGGGTTCCGTGCCCGACACGTCGTTGTCCGACCCGTCTGGGAAGACGGCCGCGCCCATTGCGAGAACCGTTGACTCGTAGTCCGGTGAACCATCGGCGTTGAAGATGACAGGCACCTCCACGAGCGTACCGTTCTCAACCGTTTCGCCCGCGTGCCAGATCGTGCGTGTTTCCGTTGCGGCCATGTGATCCACGCCCGCTTGGATTCCGTGTGACATTTCGTTCCCCTTGTCTTTTCGGGTTGTCGTTCTCTTCTCTCTCTCACACACACCCAACCCGATTACATTCTAGCATAGGTAACATGACACCACAAGACCACGCCGACCCGTTGAACCCTGGCCCAGAATGAAGAGCGCGCCCGAGGAGTCAACCCCGAGCGCGCCCGCCCGCCCGCATGCAGATGCTCATGCGTCGGGTAGCACCGTTGCTACGTAGCACCGGAACGAAGCACAACCCACACCACAGCTTGATAGTGCACCGGAGCCACACCCGCCCGCGCCGCCTCACGCCGAAGCACCGTAGCGTAGCGATCGTAAGCAGCCTGGCGTCTGGTCGGGATATTGCGACCAGCCCCGCGCCACATCCAGACATCGAGCACCACCGCATCCCGCTCCCCCAGGAGCGCACGGTAGAATGCTCTCGTTTTCATTGCTAGGACAGTATCAGGATCGGCACCGCGCCGGATCCAATACGCTGTCGTTCTGGCCCAGGGAAGCACACCCCGCACCCGTCCACCTCGCAAGCACACCCGCGCAAGGGCAAGGTTGCGGTCCCATCGCTGGCGCACCGATAGCGCCGCCACAACCCCCGCCGCTACACTCTCCCCCGTCCCAGTATCATGGGCCAGCGTCCGAACCTCGCCCCGAGCGCGAGCGTACCACCGCAACCCCGCCCGCCGTTGCTTCGGCGTTGCTTGGTTCCAGTATCGGGACCACATCAGACCCGTAGCTCCGGGTCACTGTGGCACTCACCTGGCAGGCAACGCAGGATCGAGCGACATCGGGTGCAAATCATTTGCAGCACCACACCGCTAGGTGGCGGGTTGGGAGCACCGCGCCGCAACCAAGCACGCCAGTTCGAGTAGACTTCGATCGCACTGTCCCCCCGCACCTCGGTTGCTGCCTCGACACCGGAGAGAGGCTGATCCACACCCCCAGGGTCAGCGGGTTGCTCATCCTCGATGCCACAACCAGCGAACCACATCCGGAGTAGCTCCGGGTTCTCGATGCGACAATACTCCTCGAATGTCCACGCCTTCCCCAGCAGTTCCGAGCTTGGTTCCCCTGCTAGCGTTGCACCGTGCCAGCTCACCCGCCCGCCCTTGGGTTGCACATCCAGCAGGATAAGCGGGTAATTGACATCCAGGGAAGTGGAGGAGATGCCGTAACCAGTTTCCCAGTTATTCCCCCGCGCCGTCATTGCATCGAACACAATGCGGGTCAGGTACGGCGTATCCCCCCACCGCACATGACAGCGGAGAGCTTGCGCAACCGTAGTTGCCAGCTCCGGCCCGTCCCAGTGAGTGTAAAGGTAGACGCCTGGCGTTGAACCGTCATGGATGTAGACGCACGCACGCTCGCCCATTGTTGTTCCCCTTGTCAGAATGAAAGAGGCCGCGCCACCCGACACGGCCCCACACACAAGGGGATACTAGCAAACATGACACCACAAGTCAAGAGTCAGTTGTCGAACCAGAACACCGCCCGCACGTCCTGACTGGACGCAAGCCCGCGCTTTGAAACTACCGCAGGCAAGACGACATCCCGCAGGCGAACGAAGTCCGGCGCAGCATCGGCGTAGCTCTCTCTCCACTGGACAGCAACGAACAGCCTTGCACCGTTGATCTTCTCCCCGTCCGTATCTGCAATGCCAAGCACCGCACCAGCATCGCCCTCGAACGCAGGGTAGTCCGGATACTTCTCCAGCACCTCATCAGCTTGCGGCATCGAGATCGTCTGGATGTCCGCACCCGATACAGCACCGCTCCAGCCACCGGGGGGAGCACCGTTGCGGTCCCATGCCTTGTACTGCCCCAGGGAGATGACGCCGAAGCGCACCGTGCCCTGGTTCATGTCGTAGGCTTGCAGCTCCGCAAGCGTGAACCACGAGTGCGAGTGCCCATCCATGCCCCACTCGATGGACTCCGTTTGCACCGCCTCAGATACATCGTCAGGCAGCCCCCGAGGGTCGGCCATGTGCTTGTAGCCTTCCCCCGTAGGCACGCCCGCGAACCCGTATCCATTGCGGACGTTGGCAAGGATCGCAAAGCAGGCGTAGTTCCTGCCGTGATACCAACGAGGCCACCGCTTGTCCTTGTCCCAGGATGCGTAAGCGATCTCGGGTGGGTACTCCCGAACGTCCTCGAATACCCACTTGCCTTCCTCGTCACGTCGCTCGACGTGGAGATGGATGTCACACCCCATAGTCGGTCCCCTTGATTGGTGTCCAATGCGAGTAACACACGTGGTTGCCAGGCTGGAGTACGTATGTGAACCCAGCCCGATCGCTGCCTCGATTGTATTGGTCCTTGTAGGGCTTCGGGTCGAAAAAGTTGGCATCGGACACCCATTCGTCCTTCTCCAGCTTCACACCGACGCGGTTCGCCCACTCCGAGCGGATCTCATCAGTCCAGTCCGCCAGCTTGCCGTTGATCTTGGTAATCATGGCCGGATCTCCAGTTCCGCAAGCGGTGGTCCCTCTGCCTCAGTACCACGGAGAAACGCCTCGACGCGGACCACCTTGCCAGTGTGCACCAACATGATAGAAACATCGAAGTCCATGATAGGGACGCCGATCCATACCGTTGACTCCTCACTGGGCTGCCACACGAAATCGTTCTTCTCGCCTCGCCTGTCTGGTTTCAGCATGGTTCCCCCTTCCTGACATCACAGTACCATGACACCACATCCGGATGCAACAAAAAAGCAGGGGCCATCCTCATAGCCCCCGCTTCCCCGAGGAACCCTGCGGTGCCAGCCTAACAGGACTCCCGAACCAAGCTGCAATCCGGACCCTACCACACAAAAGAAGGAGCGAGCGAGGGTGGAGACGGTTCTCCCTGAAGGCCCATTGTTCCCCGCTCGCTCTCCCGCAACGGCACGTCCCCGTAACGGCCGCTGCACATCATCGCTTCTTGCCGCCCTTGCTCCCCTTGCTGGTGCGACGGCTGCCCTTCTTCTTGCCACCCTTACACGGCATCACAACCTCCTAGAATTAGGGCTCTACGGTCCCTTGCACCGCAGTATAGCGCAGTGCATCGAGGTTGCCCCCCGATACGGTAGTAGTACCGCTAAAAATGTTGCCGCACATCGTAGTACCACCAGGGAAGAAGATGGCCCGCGTGGCCGTGCCTACCATCCCGTAGTTGGTTGCAGCGTGCCGGTCAGCGTTCATCGTGCCCATGAGTGCCCCAGTAGCAGTCTCCGGGGCTCCCCGCTTGCCGTAGAACGTGTGGTAGGGAACCACGCCGCCCGAGTCCGCCAGCTCGAAGAACTCCTCGACCGCACCCCCGAGATCCTGGGTGGCGCGCTGGTTGTACCTACCCTTGGAACGAGCGCACATCGCAAGCCCCGTGGCGTTGGGCTCCATCTCGATGCCAGGCTTCATCTTCGTGAGGATGTTCTTGGTCTGCTTGTGCGGGTTGCGCGACTTGCAAGCAGCCTTCGAGATGATGTCTACCAGTCCCCACGGCAAGCCCCAGCGATCCACGAGCTGCTTGTCGAACTGGCGGAAGTCCGTGCGGGTGGTCTTCTCCTTGCCCATCAGGGGCGTCAGTTCGAGAGCAGCAATGAACGCCTGGTGTAGCTCGTCGCGCTCCAGCTTCACCGGCAGACCGAGGAACTTGCGCTTCGTGATGTGGTCGAGTAGGCGCTCCGTCGCCTCGTCGTGCACCTCGCTGTCGTCCTTCCAGAGCTTCACCGGATCAGCGGATTGCTGGAGCATTCTGCGAGCAGGCTCAAAGTCGAACGCTCGGAAGGTGGTGTACGCCGGTCGGAGCCCTGGGTTCTCGCGCTCGCGTGCCGCCTGGAACGCAGCGTCCCATAGCGGTTCATCGGGAGGCCACCCGTGGACTGAATCTACATAGCGGTTGAACGCATCCCGAATCTCGTCGGACGTTGCATAGTCGAGGTCGATGCGATCGAACTCGACGCGGCCGAAGTGTTCGTTCTGGTGGAAGTCCACGCCTCTGGGAATCGCCATGACCCCGAACCTCTGCCTGCGCTCGAAGTTAACCTCCATCTCGCGTCGCCAACGATCGTCGAACCCAACCAAGTCGGGTGGCGGTGCCGTGAAGGTCTGGTCCTTCGTGTTCTCTCGATCGAACACCGGGACTTCGGTAGTTGTGGTAGTGACGTTAGCCATCGGGGCTCCCCTCGCTGGTGATGATGAGGCGGGCATGATACCACAACGAAAGAGGGCCGGGTGCAAAAAGCGCCCGACCCCCTCCGAGGGGAACCACGATGGTTCCTGCGTCAGTTTCTAGGCGGTAGCACCTCTGCCAGCTCCCTCCAGAACATCAGCACGATGCACGTCGCGCACACTGGACTCGACCAGGCCGAGGCTCCGACGACCCAGGCACACCACAGAAGACGCACGGGTACTGGATCCTTGCAGTAGGAGCAAGGACAACGCTCCGGGGCACCTGGCCCCGGAACGTAGCGCCGTAACTTCTTCGTGATCGAGCCGCTCATCGAACCCCTTGTTCCTTCGCCCACTTGCGATGCTCGTTGTAATCCTTCCATCCTGCCTTGGTCAGACCCCACCGATATTCCTTCCCGGTCTTCCCGACCCTCTTCGTCAGCCCCTTGGGCTCGCCAGAGCGGAAGTTGTTCGAGGTCCGCTGCATGAGCGTCTTGTCGGACGGAGGCTTCTCGCGCCACTTCGGTGGGAGATGAGCCCGAGCTACCTGCAAGCACTCGCTCGCCGTCGAGGCCGTCTTCATCATACCAAGAATCTGGACGCCCCACCGAACCCCGTCACCACTCGGCAGCGACCCGTCCGGTTTCGGGCTTTTTCGCCCAGATTTGATCGGCTTGGCATTGCCGTTCATCGCGCCTGCAAGGACCGAGCCGATCCCTTCGATCGCATGCTCGATCTCCCGAACCTCGCGCTTCGTCGCAGCAAGCCTGGTGCGGAGCTTCTGACGATCCGCCCGCAATGCCGCTCTCGTGGATGGTGTAAGAATGTCCATCGTTTCCCCTTCTCGGTTGAGATGGGGGAGGGGAGTTCCCTCCCCCATCAGGTCACACTGCCCGCAGCTTCCGGACAATGATCTTCAGTTCGTAGTTGCGCTTGGCCTTCCCCTTCGTCTTCTCGAAGGTTCGTACCGCTCGCGCAACCGCCGTCGAGAACTTGCCCGCCGTCTCCTTGTAGTCACATGGATACGGAGGCTTCCCGTCAGCATCGATGGTCACATGGAATTGATACCCCATCGTTGCATTCCCCTTGTTGTCAATGAACCGGCCGAGATCGATGTCCCGACCTACATACTAAGTCTAGCATACCATGACACCACGGTCAACCACTTTTTATTGTGGTGCAATCCAACATGACACCACAAGATGTAGTGTCACTCTTGTCATAGCTTCTTCCAGTCTTCAGCGGGATCGCCGTTGTCGTCCCCGTCCAGATACCTGGCGATCTCGTCTCCCATAGTTTTCAACGCCGATCGCGTCACCGCAATCGATGTCATTCCGGCTGGCGTCAGGAATTCGAGATACACCTCGCCACCGTCGCCCTCCGTGCCGTCGTCATCGAGGCCGAAGGAAGCCGCGTTGGTTAGGTCCAGCATGATGTCACTTCCCCTTCTTTCGTTCGCCACGGCCCTTGCGGGTCGAGTGCCCCGGACAGTACCGAGGCCAGCGGTGGCGGGCTCTGTCGTACTCCAGATACAAGGCGCAACCAGCGAAGAGACACACGTGCTCCCGCATCTTCCAGGCACGTTCACGTCGCTTCGCCTCGCGCCATTCCTTCCGCTGCGCCTCGTTGGTCAACTCGAACCTCCCACTACGGTAATCACCACAGACGGCGAGTAGTCCATCCGCGCAGCCCCCAGCTCCTTCGGCCGGTTCTCCATACCCTCGGCCAAGCGGAGATCCTCGGCGAGCTTCTCCTTGTCCAGTACCCACACTTCCTTGCGGATGAAGTAGCGACCAGCAATACCGGACTTCGCTACCTGTTCCTTCTCGTAGCCCTTCAACGACTTCTCCGAGTCCAGCGCCGGGTCGTTGGGGTCCACGGTGCCCTTGTGGTTCTGGCGCAGACCCACGCGCAACGCACCCGCCTGGCCGACGATCGACTTCTTCCCCTTCGGGAGATGCGCGGAGGGGAGGAGAGTCTGCAACGGCTCGGACATGCCACCGCGAAGACGCCCCGCCGTTTCTAGGATGCGGTTGCGCCGCGCCTGCATCTTGGCAATCCACTTCTTCGCTGACTCGGCGACTTCCTCCAAGTTCTTCACCTCGGCAGCGTTGTCGATCAAGCCCTGCTCTTCGGCCATGATCTCGATGATTCGGTCCCACTGCTCATCGGTGACGACGCCATCGGCTGCATCGATCTCTTGGTAGATCGCATCCAGCTCTGCGTTCTCGATCTCGAATAGTGCGGTCAGCATGGTTACTCCCGGATGATGATGCGATGGCAGTCTGGGCACTCGAAGGCGTCTACGTTGGGATAGTGCCTGCTGCCATCGTCGAGCACTTGCTCCACTCCCGCCTTGACGAACTCCATCCTCGTGTAGACCTGCACCTTCGTTGGCACCTTGTCTTCCACGTCTACGACCTTGTTCTTCGCCGAGCTGGGACACATGCAGTAGAACGGCATCACTTACCGTCCTGCACGAGAGACAGTCCCCACTGGGCAACCGGATCGGGCACCTTCGGCGAGTCGCCCGTCTCCTTCTTCACTTCGAGGCGGATCTCCCCGAGGATCTTGCACCACATCGTTGGGTTCTGGCCCTCCGAGGAGTACAAGGTTGCGACTCGCTGACGCCGCCATTCCTTCTTCGCCTTCGACCTATGGAAGATCGGCATTGCGAGAAGCTCGTCGATGTACTCGATCACATACTGCGGTGGGATCCAGCGTGTTGCCTGCTGCGCCTTCGGTCCCTGGGGCGGTCCCTGCGGTGGCTCCTCGCCGTAGAACGCACGCGCCGCATCCATCTCGTCTTGCGGCGACGGCCGCACGTCGGCTTCCGCGTTGTTGATGTCGAGCGCGGCCTGCTCCCCGTTGGGTTCGTTGACTGGGAACGGCCCAATGTGGGTCGGAGGTGCTTCCTGCGTCGGCGCACCCACCGGCTGGATGGACTCCTTCTGCGGCTTCGCCTTGTCGCGGAACCCCGGAGCATCCTCGTCGATGTTCGTCCACCGACTGATACCACTGAAGCGACGAGTTGCCGCAACGTCGGCTCGCTTCTCCGCGAACCGTTGCAACGTCTCGACCAGCTCTTCCGGGTCTTCGTGCTCTACTTGCCCGCGCTCCTGCTGCTCAATCGCAGGGTCGCCGTCGTTCCACTTCGAGCCGCATCCACCCTTCTTCTTCCAGCAGAGCCAGCCACCGCCGTACTCTTCCTTCCCCTTGATGACCTGATTCTCGCCGCAGTTCGGACACGCGATCTGTGCTCGACGGTAACGGAACTTCGGTTCCCAGCTCGAAGCGATACCCCATGCGCCACCCACGCACGGACCTGTCTTGTCGCCAATGTGGATCCATACGATCTCGCGCACACGGATCGGGTTCTCCTTGCCGTCACCCTCGACGATGCACTCGCCTGGCACTGCGACCAGACTCAAGATCGTCTTCACCCGGTTGCTCCCATTCTGGGTCAGGAACGGCTTCTTCACACCGGCCATCGTCATCAGGTCGGCTTCCTCGCTCGTGCCCTTCGACAGAGCGCGCTCGAAGATCATCTTGATACGCGCCTCGGCACGCTCCATCAGTTCGAGCCGGTTCTCGAACTCCTCGTCCGACATCTCCCCCAATGCGAAGACACCGGCCTGATGCTGGCCGAGCGAGTATTCGGTATTGTCTTTGGGTTGCGTTGGAAGCTGGACGACTTCGGCCTCGACTACCTCTGGGAGCGTCTCTTCGGGCTTCTGTCGCGCAGCCTTCTTGCGGCCAGGCTTCTTGGAGCTGGCCTTCTTGGTGCGGGCCACCATTCGTATCCTCCCGTGGTTGGTTCCTGACAGAACCGTACCACGGGGGCTATGTGGTGTCAAGGGGTGGTGTCAGCCGATCCGTCCGGCGAGATAGGAGGCCAGGACGTTGCCAATGACGGAGCCAACGATCACCACGATTCCGACGATGATGTTCACCCGCCCCATCTGCTTTTGCAGCTCGCAGACGTTCTCCTCGATGCGCTCCATCCACGCCTCGTTGAACTTGCTGCGCTCCTGGGCGAACGTCTGGTGGCCCTCGATCCAGCGTTCCACTCTATCCATTCGTTGCTCCATGTCGCCGTTCCCTATTTTGGTCACGGTGTCCCTCCCTCGATACCGCTCTCGATACCACCGCTGATTCCACTCTGAATACCACCGCCACCGCCACGCTGGGGTGGGAAGGCTTTGAGCCCCAGCTCCTTGCCAGTCGGTACGCCGAAGTAGTTGTGGAGAGATGACGGAATCTGTCGGAAGCCAAAGCGGCCGAGGGGTCCGAACTGCAACTCTCCTGCCTTGGTAGACTGCTTCCACGTGTTCGCCATCGCATTCATCGCCTCGGCGATCGTCCCTCCGGTCACACCCGTACCACGCTGGATCGGTGGTCCGTATCGTGCCGTCAGAATGTCGAACCCGTCGATGAACGCCGTGAAGACACCGTGGAACGCCAGCAAATCTGCAACCTTCCTCCACGCTGGGGTCTCTGCCCACCTCGACGGATCCTCGTGCCGCATACGACGCTTGAGGTCGAGCAACACCCAGGAGGTCGGGAGACCGAGGGCAATCAGACCCGAGAGCATCCGCAGTGCGCCGGCAGGGGTACGCAGCGGGCTCGCGGGGTCACGTGGGTTGAACATCCGGAACGCCTCGGCAGTCATCCGGAAGTTGAAGACTTGCAGCTTGTAGAGATGCCCGAGAACCGGGTGCGAGTAGTTCAGCGGCATGTCGATCGGCAGGTTCCGACCATGCGACCGATCACCGATGAGCTGCGCGCCTGCGTTTTCGAGCAGGTCCATTTCGACCCTGGCGTTTTCGCCAATCGTCTCCAGCTTCTTGGGGTCGAACTTCTTCATCCACTCGCCTTCGAGCGCCTTCTCCATCATCCAGGGATCACGCCCGAACAGCTCGCGCAGTCGGTTGGCGCTCTTGCGTGCGCCCTCTGCGTTGCCACTCTTGCGGGCGTAGCCGTACTCGCGCAGCAAGCGGCTCATGTAGTAGCGGCCCGCGATCGCCGCCCAGTTACGACCGAAGCGGTCGAGCGAGGTCGTCAGGTTGAACTTGAGCAAGAGCGCAGCAGCCTTCGGCCCGATGCCAGACATCTCCATGATCGCACTAACCAGCTCGGCGTTGCCCATCGATCCCGTCTCGGCGACCATGCGAGCATAGAACTTGCCGTTCGGTGCCCAGCGGTCCTTGAAGCTCCGGGGGAGGATCGTGGACTGCTCGATCGATGCTTCGAGGGCTGGCCTCCAGGCGTCGAAAAAGCTCTTCGGGTCCACATGCTCTGCGATGCGCGGCCACGAGCTGATCTGCGAGATGCCAGCGCCACCGAGCTTGGCGAACGCCACCCAGCCGGAGACTTCATCGAGCAGCCGTATCCGTTCGCCACGCATGAGCGCAGCGCCCTGGCCCGTTGCCAGGTCGATGAGGCGGCCCATTGCGGCGGCGTTGTAGCCGTCCCGCTGCGCCATCGCGAGTGCACGTTCGAGCAGCTCCCCATTCACACCGAACCGCTTGGCGTACTCGAACCGGGTGAAGGCGCTGCGGAAATACTTCGGCGAGATGCGAGCGAAGTCCCACTCGATCCCCACCCTGGTATCGAGCATGCGATGCTTCTCCAGATTGGCCGCACGCTTGAGGATCACATCCTCCATCGAGACGCGCCAGAACGGGTCTCCCTGGCGGTTTGCATGGCCGCTTAGGATGTAGAGCGCGTCCCCCACCGGCAGGCGCGTGCGCCTGGATACATCGTGCGCGATGAGCGCCTGGTACTCCTGCGCCACCGACATCTTCTGGTCGAAGTTGGTCAGGAACCGGAAGCGGTCGCTCGGAGGGAACACGAAGTCCGGGAACATGACCGGCAAGTACGCACCTCTCTGCCAGGCCATGAACGGCAGTCCCCGTGCCAGCGCCTCTTCCTTCACCTTGGCGAAGGCCGCGTCCACGAACTTGGCGAACCCATCACCCTCGCGGATCGCCTCATTGGACACCTGGCGTCCCCACACCTCTTCGAGCTGTTCGAGCGGCGTCGAGAACATCCGGTCTGCCCAGGCGAACACCTTGCTCTCGATCTTGATGCTGTTCGGCGCGTCGATCTTCACTGCCTGCGCCTTCGCCAGATCCTTCTTGAGACGTGCGATCTCGGCGTCTGCCATCTCGGCCGTCAGCGTCATCCGGTCATGGATCACGTTCTCGATGCGATACCCGAGCTTCGTCTGCTTGATCCGGTAGTTGCCCCTCGGGCGCGAGGCACGCACCTCTTCGAGCGTTCGCTTCGCAGTTTCGAGCGTCTTGTACGTGCCCAGCCGCTCGACCCGCTCCCCGAGCTGGCCGCGCTTCTTCGCCCGCTCGAAGTATCGGATGTCGCGCTTGTGGTAGCGCACCATCACCGTGCGCCAGTAGAGCTGCCGCATGATGTCGTGCAGGTTGCGATAGTCGCTGCGCTTCTGTCCTGGCCGGCGATGCGTGGAGAGCGGCACGTCGTAGCGCAGGTCGGAGAGCTGCACGAGATCCTCGTTGTGCACCCGCCAGCGCCGCTGCGACTCGGCCACCAGGCTCACGATCGGGGTGCCGATGAGCTTGCCCCACTCGCCGAACTTGTTGGTGAGTGCATGGCCGATCGTGCGGAAGAACTCCGTCACCGTCTTCGAGTTGATCTTCGGCGGAGTGATCCCCCGAGCTGCTTCCTGTGCGCGCAGGTAGGTGTCGCCACCCGTGTTGGTCACACCACCCACGGCGAACTCACTCAGCTCGTCGGCCGTCATCAGTGCGTCCTTGCCCTCGGTGGTCTCGATCTTCCGGACCAGCTCGTTCACCTCGTCGAGCGTCTCCTGCGACTTCTTCGGACCCGGCTTGCTGCGATCGGCCTTGATCGCGTCATCCTTCGTCTCGACCGGGCTCTTCGGCTCGGCCATCTTCGCTTCGCGGTCGAGGATGCGCTTTGTCCACCGCTCGATCGGAGTGTTGCCGCCGGAGATTGCCATTGGGCGGGGCTTGCTCTTGCCCCGACCGCCGGAACCGCCCCGTCCGGCTGGCGCAAGGAAGCCCTTCCGCCCAATGGGTATCAGGAATGCCGACGCGATTACGGGGACAGCACCTTCAGTCTCCTCGCCATTCGCTGCCCACGCGAGCGCGCCCGCAGTACCGAGGGCCAGTAGCGGGAGCTGCCAGAGTGTCGGGCTGTCGTCGCTGCCCGAGCCCTTGCGTAGATCCTCCTGGCGCTTCTTGGCCTCGTTCTGCTGCTCGAACCACTTCTCCAGATCACGGCGCGCCTTGAAATCCGCCTCACTCTCACCCTCCAGACGCTTGGGCTCCGCTCGAACAGTGGTCTCGTTGGGCTTCACCGCCCGCGCATCGTTCAGCACCGCTTGGATGGGCTTCTTCGATAGCTCGGGCTTCACCTGGCCGATCCCGCCCTCCGGCGGATCTTTCCCCTCGGGGGGCTTCGCCACGGTGCCGTCGTCCTTCTGGACGATCTCGCCGCGCTTGGCCTGGCGCTTCAGGTAGGACGCATAGCCAGAGTCGATGAAGTCCGGGCGGGCGGCCGAGTACCTCCGCAGACTCGTTCCGCCCCGCTGCCCGAACACGTCCATCTCGGTGAGCGCCCTCGGCTTCCGGACTTCCTTCCAGGCGGCGCGGTTCTCCTTGAGCTGCGCCCGCTGGAAGATGAGGTTCCGGGCTGCGGCGCGCATCGCCTTCGCCTTGCTCCAGAGCTTGTATCGAGCATCACCCCGAGGTGGCCTGGCCTGGTTGGCGAACACCCTGGCCCTGGCCTCGGTGTCTGCGATCTCGCGCTCCAGTGCCCGGATCTCTTTGTTGTACTCGGCCAGCGTCTTCCCCTCCTTGGGAGCGCCGAACTGCTTCCGGGCAGCCGTCTGGGTGTTGGTCTTGGGCACCGCGTCTGGGACAACTCGCGGTTTCAGCCTGGCGCGCTGCTCGGGGGTCTTCGGGGCTTGTGGCGTTTTGCCCTTTCCTGTAACCTTCGGTGTAGCAGAAGGTTGGCCCGCCGCCGAAGCAGGGGTCTGACCTCCTTTCCTTCGAGACTGCAAGCCTGCGACCGCTGCCTCGGCGGGGGTTTCACGTGAAACATCGATCGGGACGATCGGAGCCTGGCGACCGCCTCCGCCACCCTCGTCTGCGTCTGGTCCACCTGGCCGCCTACGTACCTCCACAGGAGAGACCGCTCGATCGGCCTGGCGCTGCTTGTCCCTGGCTTTCCGCATGGCCGTCTTGGACGGCTTGCGCTCCTGCACGATGCGCGTCTGCGGCTCTGCCCGAGTGACCGTCTCCTGGCGTCCACCCGTTTGGGGTGCCTCGATCGAGTACATGGTGCGCTTCTGCCGGGGCTGACCGGGCTTGCGGCTCGTCGTCGTGATGCTCCGGCGGAGCTTGAACTCGGCGTTCGGGTTCAGCTCTTCGAGGCGCTCCAGCGCCTTGCGAGCGCGGTTCTTGTTGCTGTAGAGCTTCGAGAGCAACCCCTCGGGATCGTTCAGAGCCCTGGGGAACTCCTTCCCCTCCGTCTTCTCGGGAGTCTTCTTCCGCACCGCTGCCTGGCGCTTGCGTCCGGTGACCGTGGGCTCTGCCTCGGGCTCGCGCCTGGGTTCGGAGACAGGCCCACCGCGTCGTTCTTGGAGGATCCGGAACCGCCGTGTGCCGTTCTCCTCCACCGTGGGAACGATCCGGACGTTCTCTCCCTTCAGTCGCCGCTCCTCCAGGCGGTTCTGGAGTGCTTCCCGCGTCCTGGCCGGCCCAGAGACATATCGACCTCCCGGCCCCGGTAAGCGTCGATCCTCGTGGGCCAGCTCAGGACGAACGTCTTCCGCTCGGGTCGCAGGCTCACCTCGTCCACGGGGCGTTGCAGTGTCTTCTCCCTCCGTGAACCGGGGCTGCATGCCCTCCTGTAGCTCACGCGCCTGCGCCTCTCGCGCTGGACGCGAAAGGTCGGCCTCCATTGCCTCGACTTCCCGTTGCGCTTGCTCAGCGCCCGCAGAGCGCCTCAACCTCGCACGGCCCACCCGCTGCTCGACCACCTCGGCGATGTCCCCTGCGAACTCGGGATCACGCTGGAAGGCTTCTTCCAGACGCCGCCGGCTCATGTAGAGCGCGTCTCGGGACTCGGGGGAGAGCTTCTCGCGCTGCGCCTCGTAGACCTTCCGGTCTCCTGGCGAGAGCTGCTTGAGCCGGTAGGCGGTCTCGTTATAGACGCCCAGGCCGGCCTCCCTGGCGGCTTCGAGCTGCGCTGCCTGCCACTTCTCGCCGAGGATCTCCTCGGTCGGCACTGGCTTCCGCACGATGCGCCCAGCCTGCTTCAGAGACACCCCGGTCCCAGCCGCCAGAGCTTCGGGAGTGATCTCGATACGCACTCCAGGCGTCTCCAGAAGCGGCGTCATCAGGTTCTCGTAGGTGCTCCGGGCAACCGAGCGAATGTAGTCGGGCTCCTTGCCGGTTGGCTGCCCCGGGCGAGGGGGCTCACTCAGACCGATGCCGTACTCGCGGATGATCTCTTCACTGATCCGCAACGACTCCTCAACCTGCGCCTTGCTAAAGGGCTTCGCCGGTCCTGGGTACAGGACCGCCATCGTATTGCCGAGGGTGAAGCCGACGATCTCAGTGGCGATCTTCTCCAGACCCTCCTTCGAGAACGGACTGATCCCTTCCTGCACCGACCCGAAGGTGCCGAAGGCCCCACCGAGGGCGATGTCGCTGGCGAGCCGTCGAGCGGTCTCCCCCAGCTCCGTGTTCAGCAACCGCTGGATCGAGCTGATAGCGATTTTCGAGGTGAGCGCACCCGCCGGCACCGCGACCGACGAGAACAGCACGTTCGTCCCGTAGTCCCTGGGGGTCAGCTCGACACCCGCCTGGCGCGCTTCGGCCCGCTGCATAGCCAGGCTCGCCATCGTGAGGAGCCCCATGTCGGCGAGTACCTTGGTGAACCCCTTGGCCGTCATCGCCTTGCCGACAACGCCCACCGGGTAGACGAACGAAGACGCGAACTCTCCACCGTGCTGGGCGATGCGTTCGAGCATGTTGGCTTCGATGAGGATGTTCCGAGCTTCGAGCTGCGGGACGATCGAGAGCCGGGGAAGCTCCACGTCTTCCAGCTCTCGGAGCCCCTCGGGGGTCTCGATGTCGAAGTCCCCCTGGAGCACGTTGCCGATCGTCTGCCCTGCGGTGCCGAACAGGCGAGCGAGGTTGTTCCCCAGCGCGGAGAACTCCTCCATCACCGACATCGGCATGTCCCCGATCCCCTCCGCTACGCCCGCCCCCAACCGCAACACGGGCTGAACGAACGGCTGGAGTGCTCGGGGGATCGGGGACTGTGCCATCTGCTGCTCGCGTCGGGTAGCGGGAGCTGCGGACTCGGTGGTGTCACCCAGGGATTTGGTCCGTAGATAGCGGGCCAGCTCTTCGGTCGAGAGCTTCTGGAGCTGGCGGGTGCTCAACTCGGGCATGGACTACCTCCCTGGCCGCGCTGCGGCTGCACCACTCTTTGCCAGTACCCCCGCGATCGAATTCACCAGCGAGGAAAGGTCTTGCTTCGCCTTCTTCCCGGCCTGGCCTCGAACGAAGTCCTCGACCATCTTGCGGGTCTCATCGGTCAACATCCCGCGCATGGCGAGCGCAGTCCACAGCTCGGTCTTCAACTCGTCGCGCTGGCTCGTCTTCATGCCGCCGAGTGCACCGAACTCGTACTTCTCGTCGATCTGTGCGAAGTCCTCTTCGATGATCGCAGCGGGGTTGGTGTACCCTTCGCCCGTGCGTGGAGGTAGGTTCTGCGCCATGTCCGCGTTTGGCGTTTGCGCCTGCGGCTCAACGAAGTCTGGTTCTTCAGAGGGGGGCACCCCCTCACTTCCCGCCCCATCATCATCACCAGCAGGAGTGCCCCCACCCGTGAGCGAGTCCCAGGCCCGACGCCACATGCCTGGCTTCTTCGGATCCAAGAAGCCAGATCCCTCTATCTTCTTCCGAATGACCTCGCCGTCAATCTCATCCCGCGATGCGCCCTCGAACTGGTCGGCAATGTCGCCGATAACGCCTTCCCAACGCAGCCGTTGCTTGTCGTCCTTCCACTGGATCTTGTTGTCGTTCCCCACCGTGAACAGGTCGGGCCGAGCCTGGACGATTGCGCGGAAGCTGCGGTCGGTGATGTAGTCGCGCAGCTCGCGAGTGTTCATCGACGTGCGCTTGCGGGTACGAGATTCGATGATCGATGTAGCCATCGTCTTGTCGTAGACCGCTTCGGGATCCGGGAACGCTGCCTGTGCGTCCTGTAGCGAGATGTTCGGGTCTGCGGCCATGAGCCACTGGGCCATCTGCGCGCTGGTGTATTTCGTGGTCCGCTCTGTCGTCAGATCCCCGCTTGCTTGGGCGCGATACCTCGCTGCCTCGGTCTGCGATTGCTGCTGTTGCAGTTGGAGCCTGTTCAGCTCCATTTGCCGCTCGAACTGTAGCTTGTTCTGTTCGACCAACCTGCGCCACTCCTGCGTCTCCCTACGAAGCGAGAGGGCCTCGCGGAATGACGGAATGTCCATGAACAGGTCGGCGCGGTCCTGTGCACCAATGGCAATATCAGGATCCGCTACCCGCTCGAACGCAGCGCGGAATTGTGGTGTCAGGCGTCGGCCGCGAATGAGCATGTCTTGCTCAATCTTCTGGCGCTGCGTGGTGCGGAATTCCTCTTCGATCTGGCGCGTCCGCTGGCGCTGCCCCAGCTCGAATCCTCGTGCGTACAGTTCGGCAAGGCTAGGCATGGTTCACCTCACGCCCGGTCGTAGTTCGAGAAGAGGTCGCTCGTGTCTCCAAGCTCCTCGTCGTTGTTCAAGTCGAACAGGTCACGGAGCTGCTGCTCGCGTGTCCTCGATGTCCGCGAACCGCCCTGGCGGATCCCCTCCATCAGTGCGAGGAACCCACCCGTCTCGCCCAGCGCGCCACCAAAGGCTTCCGAGTATCCCGGAGCTGCTTCCGTCGCTGCGATCTGGAACTTCGCCGAAGCGATGTCGCGCTCCAAGCCTCGTCGCTCGGACGCGCCTTGCGCTTGGACCGGGGCGATCGCCCCGGCAATCTCCCCGGCTGCGATGTTCGAGTCCAACATCCCACGGTCGGCAAGACCGCGAATGGTTCGGTCCACGACTCCTCGCATGAGACCGCCCTCGGCTTCGCTCGGGCCGAAGCTCAAGGTTGCCATGCGATCTTCCAGGGGACGCAATGCCTCGCGCTGCAAGCCCGCCATCTCCCGGCGGCGCTTGCGCTCACCGTAGATCGACAGCAGTGAGCCGAGGAGGTTCGCGCCAACGGAGAGGCCGGTCATCGGGGTGAAGCCCCAGTTCCCGAACTTGGCGCCTACGTTACCCCAGAACTCTTTGTTTTTATCGATACCTTGCTGGTAGTCGTACTCCTGTTCTCCGGGCATCACTATTCACCCCTTTGCATCGCCTCGACGAAATGGTTGAAGATTTCCGGGCGGCCATTATCCTTCTCGTATGTCCCAATGAATCGCACGTCGAGGTATCGGCCCTTGAAGTGTGCCGGAAGGTTAGTGTCGATCGCGTCCCTCTCGACCGTGTTCATCACGAACTCGGCACTCAACGACGGCTGGCCGTCCACCATCAACTCGATCCGCATGTCGTTGCCCTTGGTGTTCGCCTCGACTCGGAACTGATAAAACTGACCCTCCAATCCATCGGCGGCGGCATACCAACGGAACCCGCACGTGTACGGGATGGTCTGCTCGGTCCTGGCATCGACGAGGGTGCCACCGATGTCTGTCAGTACCATCAGCTCGTCGGTGAGCCCCTCTTCGATGTAGTAGGCGTAGCCAGTGGTCGCAGCCTCGATGCCAAGCAGTCGTCCTTCGCGTCCGAGCCAGACGATTTCTCGCAGCGCCCTGCCACCGTCGATTGCCCACTGCGGACGTTCTCCTCCCTCGTGTGCCAGAGCGAGGTTGTAGTTCCAGGGAACAATCCGCCCCGGCTCTTCGGTGCGGTTCACCTTTGGCTCGGCGCTCACCGGATAGTTGAGGTAGTACGCGCCCCGCCCGTAGCTCGCCGTCACGTTTGCCGGGAACCGCGAGTCGAACGAGTTGTAGTAACCAACGTAGTCGTCCTTGTGGAAGACCGGGCGTACCTCGTCGCTGATCTCCTCGACCGTTGCGCCGTTGAATAGGCGCGGGATGTTATCGGACCCGAGGAAGCGAATGCCGCGCTCGGTCTCAACGATGGAGTCCCTGGCCGCGCAACCCACCTTGGAATAGACGCGCTTCATAATGGGCGGCGGACCATCCTCGAAGACATAGATGCCAAGGTTCGTGAAGACGAAGACCTTCGCGCCAATCTCCGACAGACCCATCCCGATCTCGGAGCCGCGACCAATGCGGACGTAATCCTCCATCGAGCCGAGCTGCTTGCCATTGCCCCAGAAGAAGTACGACGAATCCACCTTCTTCTCGGTGATGCGTGTGTTGTCCTCCAACTGGCCTGGCTGGTAGCCACTCGCCATGTGGGACTTCACGGGTCGGCGCTCATCGAGCCCGAGCATGCTTTCCCGATACACCACGTCAGGCGCAGCAATCCCAAAGGGAATACCATTGACGATGATTATGTCCTTGAGCCTCGGCGGGTGCCCATTGTCGCGCTCCCATAGGGGCGCATTCGGCCGTCGTTCCCGATCTTCCTCCCGGTAACGATGCGAACCCACCCCATCACCTACGGCACCATCTGGGTGTTCGTAGTTCTCGTATACCGAATCGAACAGCTTGTAGTCGCTGGCCGTCTCCTGGGCGCTCAACTCCTTCTGGTACTGCACGTAGATGTTGATTCGGATGGGGTTCTCGTCGGTCACGTCTCGCCAATCACTTCGCATGTGCGACCAGTCGATCCCGAGCGTGTTGGCCGCACCCGTCAGCGCGTAGGAACCAGGCAAACTACAATTCGAGAGATGCCCCCACTTGTCCACAAGGCAAATCCGGAACCGATACAGCCCTTGCTCCAGAGGACCGGAACCACCGCCAGCAATCTCCACAATCTCGGGTGCTGGCGACGCCGGCTTCGGCCACCGCAGCCCAAGCTCGGTCCATTCGTACTGCGAGCGCGCAAGATGCTCCTGCTCCTTCAGCGGCTTCCGCCGTAGGTGCCGTGGACGGCTCGACTCGTCGGCAACCACCACCTCGGTTCCGTGGATTGCGAACTTTGCCTGTGTCGTAGAGCTTCGGAGCTGATCTGCACCATTCGCCGCCGTGACCGCCGGGTCAGACTTGTTGAGGTACAAGCGGTCCTTGGCCTTGAAGACGTAGTGTAGCCGCTGCGGGATCATCTCGACTCCAGCCTGTTTTTTCTCCCGCAGCGATACGCTCATAATCCAAAACGTCGCCGCCGTCACAACATTGGAGGCATTGATAACAAAGTTCCCAAGCGTTGCGTTCGAGCGCAGCGTGTACTCGTGGTAGCCCGCTTCTGTAGACATGGCTGGCCCAGTAGCAAACCCCGTGACGTTCAATGTCTCGTTCGAGGGTGTGCCCGAGAGTGCCTGCCGGTAGATGTAGTAACCGAAAATGTAATCCGTGTTCGGCTTGATCGTCTGCCGGAAGAGCGCAGAATTCTGCGTCAACGTATCGGTGCCCGGAGGTGCAAGATCGGCGTACTGTACATAGGCCCGGTATCGGGAGTTCGTAGTAACGATTGTAAAGGCACCGCCACCTCCAACCGTCCAGCCCGCAATGCCATCCTCCCTGCGGAAGTTGTTGTCCCGCAGCACCTCCGGGGTATCAGTCTCGATGCGCTGGTCGTAGTACGGCATGATCCCATGCGTATCACCAGGCCGGAACGGGTCGATGGTCTCCGCATAGTCCGCCGCCGTCCCGAACTGCTCATCCGGATACACCAACGACACAGATTCGCGCCCGAGGCGTGGTGTCAGGGAGCCGTCAATGGCTATACGCATGCCGTCTGCGATGACCAGGCTGCCGGTCTTCGACGGATCGGTTCCGAGGTCCAGCCCCCGAAACCCAAGCAGTTTATCCTTCTTGACTTCCGCCATCAGGGAGCTGCACCTCCATCGATGTTAGCGGCCGTCAGGCTCGTGGGCACTGGCCCACCAGCGTCGTAGATCGGGTACAGGAAACTGGCCCCGGTCAGGGCTGCTGTGACGTATCCACGGATGTAGTTGTGGTGGACGTAGGTGTTCGCAAACGATGTCGAGGCACCGTTCTGTTCGATCCCGTAGGCGGGCAGAAGACCCACCGTGTCCGACCGGATGTTGTTGTTGATGATGAGGAAGTCCTGCGTCCCATCCGTGTTGGCTCCCGAGAGCGCCTCGACCGTGATCCCGGAATGTCCGTTCGTCAGCGCCCGGCTGGGGTTATGGATCAAGTTCTCGGACACCAGCCCGCGCTTCAGTAGCGCAGCATTCGTCGCCAGGAGCAACGCATCCTCCTGGGCGTCATTGAGGC